TTGCAGCAGCGACTGCCCAGAGGCTTTGGCTTCCACCAGGATCCGGTCAGCCCGGCGGGCAGTGCGAAGGCCGTCTTTGACCGTGGTGCCCCCATACTCGGTTGACCAGTCTTTGATCACCCGCGCCCTCAGGTCAGGGTAGCCTAGGTGCTCGTCCCAGGCGTCAATGAGCATGGCGTTGCGCTCACTGTTATGGCTGAAGATCCCCCAGACCGTGCAGGCCGTGGGATCACCCGAGCTCTTCTCGGTGAAGGCGCAGTCATAGGACTGAAGGATGTACTCAAACTGAGGCAGGCCCTTATCCGCCGGCCACATCTGGAAGTTGGCCGTCTTCAGGATGCCGCCCTGATTTGGCACCGGATCCTGCTGCAGCTGGCCGGCAGTGCCATAGGTGCCGAGCAGTTGCTTGAGCTCGGTGATTTCCTTGGGGCCAAACCTCTCTGGGCAGATGAGCTCGCCCTTCACCTTGCGGGGGTCATAGGGCCCGACAGACGTGCTGCGCCGCACGCCATCCCACTCGGCCGGGATCATCAGGTGCTCCCACCCGCCAATGTCTTCCAGGATGTGGCCGCTGATGTCACGCTCATGCAGACGCTGCATGATGGTCACCATGGCGTCCTTCTTGGGGTCGTTGAGGCGGGTGCTCCAGACCACGTCGAACCACTCTAGGGCGCTCTCGCGGATCACGTCGGATTGGGCTTCCTGGGCGCTGTGAGGGTCGTCCAGGATCAGGCGGCTGCCGCCCTCGCCCGTGGCCGTGCCGCCCACGCTGGTGGCCAGCCGGTAGCCCGTGCAGTCGTTCTCAAAACGCTGCTTGGCGTTCTGGTCGCCGGCCAGCTTGAACATATGCCCCCAGCGTTCCTGGTACCAGGGAGACTGGATCAGGCGCCGGGCCTTGAGGTTGTCGCGGATGGAGAGGTTGCCGGAGTATGAGGCGCAGAGAAACTTCTGGCTGGGCTCGGTCAGCCATTCCCACATGGGCCACATCACGCTGACGATCGTGGACTTGGAGTGCCGGGGCGGGATGTTGATCAGGAGCTTGCGGATTTCGCCCGAGCTGATGGCCTCCAGGTGCTCGCAGATTTCCTGGATGTGCCAGCTCGGGATGAATGGCACGCCCGGCTCCACGACGTGCCAAGCTTGCTTCACAAACTCGTAGAGGCTGGCAGACGCCGCCCGCCGCTCCTGCTCTCGCTCGATCAGGCCCAGCATGATCTGAGGAGAGACGGGGGCGTTCATTCCTTCTTGCCCGCGGCCTTTATCATCAGGGCTTGCATCTGCGCCAGCTCAGTGTCGCTCAGGTTTTTGAGGTTGAGGCTGGCGATATTGATGGGGCCGCCGTCGGCGCCGGTGAGCTCCTGCAGTATTTTGTCGCCGTAGATCTTGGGCAGCACCTTGGACAGATACCACTTGCGCGTATCCACCTGCAGGCGCTTGTGGGCGACAGTGTCGGAGCTGAGCGGGATGAGGCGCTTTTCGACAATGGGCGCGCCCTTATCGTCAAAAATCAGATTGCCGTGCCGATCGGTCTTCTGGACCATCACCCACTCGTGGGTCTTGTCGGACAGGTCAATGATGTCCTCGGCCATGCTGCTCAGGCCGGCCTCACGCGCCGACAAATACCGCTGCCGCGTGCCTGCCGGGTTATCGTCGCGCACCCAGATGCGCACGGTCATGTGGTCGGGCATGTCGGGATCTGTGGTGCAGATGTTCAGCAGGGAGCGGCCGAGAGCCAGCTGCTCGCAGACGTGCGTGATGATTTTCTCGCGGTCATAGAGTTGGGGTCGGCCGCCTTTTGCGTTTTTGCGGCGCTCAGGTTCAGGCGTCGTCACCGGAGGTTCTCCAATTTGTAGAGCGTGCTCATGTGCAGGGCCGTCAGGTCGTCCAGGATATTCTCCAGGGCCGGCACGCCCTTGCAGATGGCGCTGCGGTTTTCGTTCAGCCAGATGAGTTCGTCGTTGATCATTTTGACGACGTCATTGGTTTCGCTCATGCCCACGAGGCCAAAGGCTCCCTGGTAGGCTTCAATCAGGTCATCCACCTTTTCGATGACTTTTTCGTAGTAGCCGCCGAGGGCCTTGTGCTGGGCATAGGAATTGGTCTTCCAGTGCTCCAAGTGCGCCGCGTTGCGCGCCGCAAACATTCGCTGGATTAGGTCTTTGATCATGGTCCACCCCTGGGTTCAACATATTGTATGCAGGGAGCGGGATTGCCACAAGTAAAAGCTGGCTTGCGTGCCTTTTGGCTTCAAGAAACCATTTTCCTGAAGCCAGAAAAATCAATGTTTTCAATGGGATCGCGCGCGTATTTGCTAAGTACCCTCAGAAGAGGCGCGGCGCATAAAAAGATCAAGGGGGCCGGAGCCCCCTTTGTTTTGGATTAGAGGTAGGCGCGGACCAAGCCGGAGAGATCCTCTTCGTGGCCGCCGTTGCGAAGATGATGAAGAGCCGGGGCGATTTCGTTGGCTTCGAAGGCGATGTAGGCGTCTGAGCCATAAGCCGGCTCAACTTCAATCCAACGATCGGCATCCAGCTTACCGCCGGCCGCGACGTGAGTGCGGACGCGATCGGCCAGGGCTTCGGCCTTATCGGCGGCGTCCCAAACCCGGCGATAATAGGAGATGCCTTCTTCAGCGTCGCGCGTCAGCTCAGCGGCTGGGAAAGCCATTTCATGACGAAAGCGGCGCCCCTTGGACGTTTCAAAATAAACAAAAAAACGCTCAAAAGCCGCCAGACCGTCTTCGGTGGAAACTTCGAAAAGGTCAGAGGCGATGTCGATTTGGATGGTCATCTTGGTATCTCCTGGTTGGTGGCGTCATTGCCTGAGGAGACTTTTAGAGGATGTAGCGTAACGCTACAATCCCCTTTTGAGATACTTAACCACTTTTTATGTTTAATTTCTCCACTATCTGGATGCGCTCGCCAATCCAGCGCATGACGGGAACTGCCATTGAGTTGCCTAGGGCCTTGTATCGAGGGCCATCAGCGGCTGGTTTGTTGCGGTGCGGGATGAGGGTGTAGTCGTCTGGGAAGCCTTGGAGGCGCTCGCATTCGCGTGGGGTTAGGCGGCGCACTTGCATGGCGGTGCGGACATAAGAGGTCTGTTTCATGCCCGGCTGCGCGGCAAGGGCGCCAATAACGGGCATTTCGCGGACTTCATCGCGGGTGTTTTGGGCAAAAGCCACCGGCACCATGACACCATTGTGCCGCCGGGATCCATTGTTTGCGTCTAGGGTTGCGTGTGTGTCTCCGGTTCTCATGCCTGACTGGCTGGATTGGAAGGCCATTGCTACATGCATTTGACTTTCTTTTGAGAGAGTGCCTGCGGGTAATCCATCTTCAACCCGCGATCTATTTGTTTTGCTTGTAATTTGTGCCAAGTCAAAGGCCACCGCTTGGGGCTGTATCACCATTTGGTGTTCTGGGATGCGCCCGGCGCGGAGCGTTCCGGCGCTGTCATATTGGGCCACGCCAAATTCGCTGTCCTGGAAAATGCCAACAGGCACCAGCCCATGCTCGTCCCGGTATCCAGAATGTGCATCGCCGTTGCTGGTGAGTGTCGGCGCGGTTTGCGGGACCGCCACCACATTTGGCCCCCGATCAGCGCACGGGCTTCCATCGTGCCGGGCGGATAAAGTTCTGGCGACATCGCCTTCAAAGGCTATGATTGTTTCACTTTCATAATCTTGCCTCCCCATACCGCCAGCATTTAAGGTGTGAGAGACATCTGCCGCCAAGTATGCCCCTCGCTGCGCGAATACTTCTTGGTTGCTTGACCCTACGCCCCCAGAGCCACGAGCAGATTGGGTTAGGGTGGGGTGGGGATGCTCTGGCCCATCCCAATGGCTCAGGGATCCGGGCTGGCTCGGGTTGCGACTTGCTCCAGGGCCTTCTTCAGCTGCTCTGGCAGTTCCTTTCCCCTTTTCTCGGCGCGGCGGAGAATGCCCCTGCAAGCTGTGGCGCTCAAAAAGAACCGCGGCGGCACGGCGCCAGTCTCCAAGGTATCCGACAACGAACACACGGCGGCGGCGCTGGGCCACTCCAAAGTACTGAGCGTCAAGGACTCGGTAGGCGATGCCATACCCGAGTTCGACCATGCCCCCGAGTATGGAACCAAAGTCCCGTCCTCCGTTTGATGACAGGACGCCGGGGACGTTCTCCCAAACCAGCCAGCGGGGGCGTGTTCGGTCAGCAAGGCGGAGAAATTCAAGGGCGAGGTTACCACGGTCATCGTCCAAACCTCCTCTGAGCCCCGCGACTGAGAAGGATTGGCAGGGGGTTCCTCCAACAAGAAGGTCAATTGGCTCATATTCGGATCCTTTGATGGTGGTGAAGTCACCATGGAGGGGGACGTTGGGGTAGTGGTGGGCCAGCACGGCGCGCGGGAAGGCCTCAATTTCGGAGAAGAAGGAAGCTTTCCAGCCGAGGGGGGCCCAGGCTACTGTGGCGGCCTCAATGCCGCTGCAGACTGATCCGTATCTCATTCTGATTTGCGCTCCACCACCTGCAGCACCTTGCCGTCTGGCCGGGTGACTTGGAATGGAGGATTGGTGAAGCCGGCGCGCACGAGTGGGAGCTTGGGCAGCTCAATGAATGTGCCGCCCTCGCGATCGAGCCAGTAGCCCCAGATTGTCTCAGTCATTCTTCTTTGCCTTAATCATGAATTGCAGCATGCGGATGACGGACACGGGCACTTGAGCCCGGCCGCTGGTCCAGGCGTATGCGCTGGTGCGGTGGACGCCGGCCTCTGTGGCCAGCTGGTCTGTGGTGAGGTCCAGCTTCCCGAGCAGCTGCTTGAGGTGCTCGGGGCTGGTGGCGCCCGCGATTGCCTTGCAGCACGCCGATCTGAGGATTTGAGGCCAAGATGACGGCGATCGTGTTTTCCATTTCTTGGGCCTTCTGGGCTTTGGCTAGGGCGGGAAGCTCGGCTTCCCGTTTTTCGTCCCGAGCGTTGGC